GTCCGCATCCGTGAGCCCCAGCGCCACAATCGTGGCGTAGATCGTCAGCGAGGTGCCGATCCCCCACAGCCGCCCATACGTCGGCCCGCCCTTGAACCCTCCCTGCGGCCGCAGGATCAAATTGCGCGCCGTCAGCAGCTTCGCCCCCAATTGCGTCGTCTCCGCCAGCGAGTCGATCGGCTTAAACGCAGGAACCGAAAAAGTGCGGGACGGATTGGCCATAAAAGTTCGAGTTCTTTACTGGGAGCGCCGATATTTTATCGGCTCCGGTTTTGGCCTCCGATCACATTTTCAATCCGTCTGCAGTCGGCTCTACCACCGTGCTGGAAGGATTCTTAGACTCCGGATAAGGATTCGGTGTCCCGATGTACTTCAGCGCCATCCCTTGTCGCATGATGCAGCTTTCGAGGTCGCGGATGGAAAGTGTATGTTGGGCGATGACTTCCCCAATTTCTTCAAATCTTTCTGGTTGGGGAATGTTTTTCGACATCAATTCGATGCGATGCGCCTGCATGCGCTGAAGAAGTTCATCCGCGTTTTTGCGAAACTGCTTGGCGGTGGTTATGGCTTGTTCTTTGGTCATGGTGTTTTTGGTTTGGATTTGCAGCAGAATTTGAATTTCTTCCCGCTTCCGCATCCGCATAGCGAGTAAAGTTTGATCTGCATCGCTGCTTGTTCTTTCGCTTTCAGCGAGCGATTAACTGGCACCCAGTCTGGCCCCATTGGAGTTGATGGATCAGAGATTTCAACAATTTGGCCGGTATGAACGTTCATGCGGACAGGAGGTTGAGATTGACGCAGTAGCGCACGCCTTCTGCCGTGAGGAAGTTAAAACCCTCGCAACGTGCGATAAGTCCAGCTTTGCAAAGCTCATCGCGGTCATGCTTAGAAGGTAGATTGCCGTCCCAGATTGGACCTTTAAGCAAGTAATTGAGTAGCTCGATTCGTGAGTTCATAGTGGTTAGGCTCAGTTCAAATCACATCGTGGGCAAAATCTTCATGAGGTGCTTCGCCTGGTGCGTCGCATCGGCCAGCGCATCGTGGTGCGTGCCTTCACGCGCCTCCTCCACCACGTCCGGGTTCAGCGCCTTCACTGTGCGGTAGCAGCGCTCTCCCGAATATTTCCAAGGAACGGGGATGTCTGCCATGCGGTAGGCGGCCATGAGCAGCGCGCAGTCAAACGAGGCTCCGTTGCCCCAGATGCGGACATTCTTCAAATCAAGGCAGCCCCCAGTACATTGGCTTACCCATTGGATGAATTCACGCAAAACATCGCTCATGGGTTTGGCATGGAGTTGTCCGTTCAACAGTTGAGCGCGTGCTTCTTCGCTCTGCTCCATCCACCACAGCATGGTTGATGGGTCCGCTTTCATACCCAGCTGCATGCAGCTTTTAGGTGCAATGGATTCTTGGAAACCGCTGTGAATCTCCCCATCCCGAAAATGCACCGCCCCGATCGACAAAATCACACTGCCAGGCTCGGTGCCCAATGTTTCCAGGTCCACCATGATGTTCGTTTTACGCTCCATAAAGCTCCAGTGTCCCCGGTTGCGGCCCTTTGTTGGAGTAGCTGCTCCACTTCTGCATGGCCTGTTTGAAATCTTCCCTCACCTCGTTCACGTCGCCGATGAACTGCGGAAACGTGCGAAACAGATACCTCACCACCGGGTGCAGGATTTCCACGTCTCTCCCGCCCGGCAGTAGAAATGTGCGCGTGTCGGCAAAGTCGGCGATCTGCGGGGCTCGTAGGCAGGCCGCAAACTGCAGGGCCTGCTGCGTCGTTGGCAGCGTGTCGAATTGAAACCTTGTCGCCGGCACCTGCAAATAGCTCAGACTGTCCTCCATCAGGTAGTACTGCGGGTCCGCCTCCACCAAGTTGCCGCTGCTGTCGCGGGTGGCGCGCACGTCCTCCAGCCGCTGCTTGTTCGGTACGGGGTAAATCCGTGTGCTGCCCAGCTTCACCGGCTCCTGCACACTTTCCAGCGCGTAGTCCAGATTCACGCAGTCCTGGTACACCGTCGCGGCAATGCCCGTCGTCGTGTCTCCCAGCCACGGCTGCTCCAGACTGGGATTGGTACTCAGCTTCTGCAAACGGTTCCACGTGGAACCGATCTTGATCGTGCAGCCCAGCATCCAGCTCGCGTATCCCGAAAAGGTGATCGCCGTGCTCCCGCTCGTCACGTCCAGCGTCACGTCCAGCGGCGCACGCACCAGCGCGCTGCGATCCTCCGCCAGTTGCTGCCCCAGCAGGGTGTGCAGCGCGCTGTTGATGTCCCGCACCATGCGCGCCGTCTCCGTCGTCGTCATCGTCGCGCCGATCTTCTTTCCCAGATCCGGCAGCAAAAAATCACGAATGTCCGCCGCGCTTCCCAATGGCTTACTTCTTCCCGCCTTTCCTTCGCGCTTGGTCTTGGGCTTGGGGGTAGCAGGAACGGTTGGCGGTGCCGGTGCCGGCACTTCCAGCGGCTCAGGCGCAGCCTCTGCGCGAAGCGCACCATCCGAAGCCTTGGCGAAGGACGGGCCCGCTTCCGGCTCCATACTGGGAGCGCCACTTGGCAAGTGGCTCTGGACCTCCGTTTTTGCGCTTTCTTGCAGCAATTCCTCCGTCAAAGGGGTGGGGTCCGCGCCAGGCTCAGCCTCAGCTTGCGCCTCGACTCCCGATGAAACCAGCGCGTCCCCCGTGGGCACCGGGGCCGCCTCCATCTCGGGCACGGCCTCCGGCAAAATCTTCTCTTTCTCTGCCGGGCCTTTCGTCTCCCCCAGAAACTCCTTGAACGCCTCCAGCGCCTCTGGCTGCTTCTCCAGCACCACCGGCCTGACCTCGATCATCTCGCCGGCAATCACCCGGCGCTCATGCGTCACCGTGTTGTACGCCTCGATGTCCTGGCGCAGCTCGCTCTCCAGTTGCGCCACCTGCTTCCGTCCGCGCCGGTCCCACTCCGCCTTGTCCTGGCAGACGTGCATCGGGCATCCGTGCATCGGATCAAAGGTCATGCGCGTGCGCGTGTCCAGCAGGGCATTGCCGCGGTTGCGGCTGGCCAGAATGACGTAACGGAGAATCCACATGGCAAATCGGGGTTGAAGGTGAAAACAGGGAAGGCCTGTTTGGTTAAATCGCCAAAGATTCGATGACGTGAGCAATTTTGGCTCGGATCAATTCCACTTTGCCGAGGCAGTTTTGAATTTCCTGAGTGAGCGGTGCAGCTGGAGCCTTGGGCGGCATTTCTTCGGCGGTTCCTTGGTCACAATTGTTGGGACGAGTCACAGGGCTGAGCCGACCCATGAGAACATTCACATCATTCACCAGTTCGTTGGTTTGGTCCTGAAGAAACTTCATGGACACCTCCACTTCGGATGCGGTTGAAAGAGGATTGTAAGGAGTAGGGTTTGTTTTCATCGGGTGGGATAGAATTACAATTGAGGAAGTCCGCAAAAAAGCGGCGCAGACAGGTTGCCCCGCCTACGCCGCTCAACAACGCATTTCTGCGCCGACTGGGATGACTACTCAGACAATCGTGGGCAGTCCGTCCGGATTGACCGCCACGTGCATGACCGTGAAGGCCGGGATGCCGTCCACGTTCGGGATGGCATTCACACCGTAGCTCAGGTGCATGCCCAGTTCGACAAACACACCCGCGTTCTGGCGCTCCTCGGTGCGCTGGCCGAAGCCGGTGCCACCGTCCGCTGTCACACGGCCAAAGCCGGAGAGCAGGGATTCACGGCCCAGCATGTACACCAGGTTGTAGGGCTGGCCCTTGGCGTTCGCTGCGTAGATCTTGCTGCCCACAGGCAGGTCGCTCCATTCGCAGGTCTTGCCGCTCCAGATGCCAGTGTTCCAAACCACACTGCCCACCGTCGTCTTGGCCGCCGCGCCGCTGTTGGTGGCGGAGAGGAATTGATAAACGGTGATGGTGTTGCTGTCGGCGGTGGTGCCGCCGTTGGTGTCCAGGTCACCCGTGGGAATCACCTTGTAGCTGGCAAAAGCCCACTTCCCGGTGGTGGCGTCGTAGGCGATCACGTACTTCACGTTGCTGGTTTCCGCGGCGATCTTCTCCTGCTCGAAGGCCTTCCAGCGCGCGCCCTTGAAACCGAAGAAGTACGGGGCATTCAAGGCTGCCTTGTTGTTGGCGCTGTTGCCGCCGCCCTTGATGCTGAACACCGCTGTGCCGGCGGCGATCGCTTCACCCAGGAAGGCATATGGAGCCGCAAAGCTGCCGCTCGGTCCGTCGTTGAGCGCGGTCTGCATCTGCCACTCAAACATGCGCGTGCCATTCCAGCGGGGCAGGCCACCGCCGAAGAGGTAATTGCTGTCACCACGCACGCCGGCATCCTTGAGGAAGTTGGTCCAGGTGGATGAGGTGGTCAGTTCCTGCATGGCAAACTGCGGAGCCATGAGCAGATATTCCAGCACGTCGTTGTAGTTGTCGTCGGCGCGCATGCTGAAAGGCATGCTGCTGTTGCTCACCTGGTTGTTCTTCAGACGGTTCACGTCCTCCACGGCCAGCGTGTCGGCGCTGGTCAGTTCGTCCAGGGTGCTCTTGTTGTTGGCGTAACGCACGTTGGTGCTGGCCTTGGCCGCGGCGGCTGCCACGATCTCCGCTTCGCAATGCGTGCCCATCAGCCAGCCGAAGAAGTCCTGCAGGTAGCCGCGGGTTTCGGTGTCGATGTTGCCCACGCCGATCAGCGTCTGCGCGGCGGACACGTTGTTGTAGTTGTAGCCGTGCCACTGCACGCCCGTGGTCAGGGTGTACATCTTGTCCTTCACCTGCACGCCTTTGCCGGTGCGGATACCGCCGGAACCCTGAATCCCGAAGCCGCCACCTGGGGCGCGCACGCGGAAGTTGGCCGTCTGGCCGTAAATGTTACCCGTGAGGGTCGATGTGGTGATGATCGCCGCATTAGGCAGGCGCTTGCCGAGATTGCTGGAACCGCGGGCCATGGCTCCGAAGGGATGGCGCGGCATGGCGTTTTTGATCGCCACGCGCTCCCAGGCTTGTTCCTGGTAGTTGGTTCCGCTGGCGATGATGAGGGCCGCGGTGTCGCGCGGCGCGATGAAGGGTACGTTGCTCATGGCAGGGTATGGTATGGGTGTGTTGCTTGCGTCGGGGCATGACCCGCCCCGGGGGTGTTGTGTGGGTGTGCCTTTCTCTGGTGACACGGGTGGGCTGGGCGCATCAGGGCGCGGCTCACCACGGCAAAGCCGGGGTCTGGCGTTTGATTGTGTTGCAATAGATCAACCGCAGTCGTGGCGGTTGAGGTCGGGCTCTGTCAGGATGTGCCTGGTGTGTTAGGCAGCGCGAAACCTCGTACCAGCAGGCGCAGGGGCCGTGTCGAATCGGGCGGCGAGCAGCAGCGCATCCGCTTCTTCCCCGAGTGGTTGGCCAGAGGCGAGTAACGCCTCAAACGCAGCCAGGGGATTTTGCGGGGCGATGCCCATGACAGGACTCGCGCTGGCCGACGTGCTGACAACGGGCGCGGCGGCGCTGCTGGGCCGTACGGCCGCAGGAGGCGCTGCCACGGCCGGCGGTGCCGCTGGCTGCGTGACGGTGGTGTTGGTCTTGGCCACCGGGGCAGTCGCCGCCGGCTTCGAGGCCCGTTTGACGGGCATCTGAAATTCGGTTTCAAACCGCTGCGCGATGCGCGCCGCCAGTTTGATCTCCATCTGCGGGTCCTGCAGCACGTGGTCCGGTGCTGTGGCACAGAGTTGCTTGAGCTCGGCCTCGTAGGCCAGCGTCAGCGGGTGCTGCGGATTGGCCAGGTCGGGAAACTCCGCCTGCACCTGCCGCTCCAGATCGTTCAGGATCTGCGCTGCCTGCATCTCTGCCTGCTGCTCCTGGATCATCTGGCGCGCTTCCACGCGCACACGCTCCTCGCGCAGCTCGGCCAGGCGATCATTCAGCGCCTCCACCTCATCGGCATCGATGACTTTGTTCAACCCCTTCTTCTGCTCGGTCAGGTCGGCAATCTCCGCCTGAATCTTCGTCAGCGGATTTTCCAACTCCTCGGCAGGCGGCGCTTCCTGCGCCGGCTTGGCCGCTTCAGCCGCAGGTGCCGCCGTTTGAAACGGGGAGGGCAGCCCCAGCATTTGATACGATTGATTCAGCGCCTCCGCCAGACTCAGTGTCGAGTCCTGCTTGCGCAGTTCCAGCGCCTGCTGCTCCACGGCATTCTGCGCCTGGATGCGAAAATTGTTGGCCTTGTTCGGATCTCGCTGGCTTGCCGGGTCCAGCGCCGGCGCTGTCTCAGCCGCAGGCGCAGGCGTCACTTCCGGTTCTGCTGCTGCCGCTTCCGCAGGGGCCGGAGCTGCTGCTGCCGCTTCGGGCGTCACTTGGGTCGCTGGAGCAGTCACTTGCGGTGCTGCAGGCGCTGCTGCCGGGGCAGCAGGGGCCGTGTGCAGTTGCGCCAGCAGTTCTGCATCACTCAGTCCGGTCAGGTCCGGGAGTTCATCGGTCGGCTG